CATCTCTTGCGAGTGTGCCTAGGTTGACACATTCTGCTGATGTCATAAATGAGAATCCCGAGCGTCTTATCTTGAGGTATATCATCCCGAATGACCTTGGGTCTGCTTTGCAAGCCTCCCAAAATAGGAATAGTATTCTGTTTGCTTCACGGAAGTCTGGGTATCCTACGTCAATACTTGACCATTGCAGGTACATATAATGGGAGCCTGTTATGTAACAAGGCTTACCATTATTGTAGAACCAAAAACCTTGTTCTCTATAGTCAAATTCTTTCTCTATGTAGTCAACCCACTTGTTTTTAAACTCAGCAGGTTTCTCATTCCAGTTGAATATAGAGGGAATTTTCTCAAGCTCTTTTGGCACTGGCTGTCGCTCCCAATATTGCTCCGATGACGTATCACTCCTTTTATGACAATCGCTTGGCGCTGGAGGCAATGCGATGTATAGGCCTGCAATATTTATTATCTCGCCTATCTGGCCTGTCTTTGAGATGACAATAACTTCATATTGCTCATTATAGCCATATACCCATGCCCTACCTCTGTTTTTATTTGTCAGGGTTTGTTGTGAGATATAGTCTTTTGCGACATAGTATAGTTTATTTTGATCTTCTTTCCGCAAAGCCTTGTTTTGAGTCTACCTTACTAATACCTTTATCCGCGTATTCAATTGTCTCTCTTTCTGATTCTATCTTGTTGAGGATGTCGAATGCGTCAAATATGGCTAATTTTTTCGTTGCAGCTGCATTTTTGAGCTTGTCTGCTGATAGGTCATCTCCATTATCCGGAGCGATTATCTTCTCTTCAGCAACCTTTATTAGTTCTTGGACAGCTTTATGTCCTGCTGCTATTATTCTGAGTTTTACTTCCCTGTTGTTCATAGCTTCATTGTTATGAAATTGTCGAACATTCTATATAGCTTTTCACCATCAATGTCAAATTCGTACTCCCCATTTGGAGCGAAGCAGACTATGTCACCTTCGTTGACACCCTTACTTCTTAAATATTCATTAGGGTACTTCATTGTACCCATCAATGGCTCTAGGTTGAACGGTTTCTTTATATAGCTCTCAGTTGCCGGTAGTGGCTTGACGAAACAATATCTGTCATAGGCGTGCCATTTACCTTCACTTTTGTATAAAAAAAACTGCTCCTCATCAATGAAGAACAGGTCATCTTTAAAGAAGCTCTTGCCGCTTTTACGTCTTCCTTTTATGTCGTTATAGAACTTGAAGACGTTGTGGTGAACTATTAAAGTATCCCCATTCTTAATTGGCCCCTTGTAGTTCAATGGTGTCTCTATAACTTCAGCATAGCGGTTTGAGAACTTGTACTCCTCCTCAGAGGTGTTTACAATAAACTCTATACCGGCTATTAGTTTTGTGTTGTTATATCGACTTCCATTTACAGGTTTCACTATAAATTGAGTCGGTGATTTCATTAAAAATCTATATTAAATTCGATTGAAGTTGGAATCGTTTGATTAAATTCTTTCCAAAGGACTATCTCGCCCTTCTTGTTTATTATGTATATCTTGATAGAAGAAGTGATATGGTCCCTCTTAATAAGATGAATCTCATTGCTATCGCCAAGCACTTTCTGCCCAACGATATAATGGATTGCACCAGATTTGTAATCGGGACCTATCGATATCTTCCTTATGTCCATTAACCTACTTTATTGACTGTTAATATTACTGAAGGAATAGTATCAGTTGGTGGAACAGCTACAGGCACTGCTTTTAATTGCACATTTGCATTTGTTGTGTACCAAACAATCTCAGCATATTGCCCTGCGTTGAGTTGGATAAATATATTCCAGGCTGCAACAACATAGTGGTTATTATTTGCTAGTGTTACTATTGTATTTGATGCACCTACATTAACACCATTCTTTTTAAAATATATATTTACATCTGCTACTGTACCACCTGTTTTTGTAAGTTGAGCAGAGAACTGAATATTATAAACTCCTGTTTGAGCAACGGTTATTTGCGTTGGATTACCTAAGCCATTATTTACAATTGTTACGTCTGATGAGCCTGTTGATACACCAAACTGCATATATTCCTCGGTTGATCCTGCTGTTGAATGAGTATTTATGTCATGGAATGAACCGTATACAGGAGCTATTGATCCCCATTTAGCAGCAACCCCAGGCCCTTGGCTAACTAAAACATCACCAACTGTACCTTCACTACCACTTGTATAGATGCCTTTACTCAATTCTATCCTTGAATTGTTGTCATCAACTTTTATATAGGTTCCATTTACTGATAATCCATGGTCCCCTAAATAATATTCATCATTTGAAAAGTCAAGAAGGAATCCGGACATTGTATATCCGTAATTACCTATTCCTATGAAATCTCCTGCAAATGCTTGGATACCTTGCATGATAACATCATCAGTGGTTACCTCAAGTGATTTTGATGTGAGTTTATGTGTGCCAAGGTTAACATCTGCTATTGCACCGGTGTATGGCACATACCCTGTTAATGCACTTGCTGTAACATAAGTATTGTTATCTATAGAGCCATCAGCTTTAAGAAACTCAGTTGACAAACCACCGACTCTGACAATATTTGCTGCTATAATATCATTTGAGCCAAGGCTTACATTCATTGTGGCTCCTGTGTATGGCACATAAGTACTTGACCCAGGAACAGATATAATGTCACTTATGGTAAAGTTTTTAGTCATAAGCATATCGTTAAGGTCAGTGCCGATAAGTTTATCTGACAGTGACGGTGACGAAGGACCGGGGTATGTACTTATCTTTGCCATTGTTTTAGTTTAGAGTTAGAAGGTATAATGTTTTATTTACCAAACTAAGCATCTCATCCATAATGTTTTGGATTTCTGATGTGTAGTTGTTTCTTTCAGTGTCAATCACAGATTGAAGTTCCTTCAAGTGAGATAGAGAGTCCATGTTTTTGGATTCAGGTATTACAATCTCAACTCTTTTATTTCTGCCGAAATATACTTCGCAGAAAGTATCAGTCAAATCTAAGATGCTATCATAGTAAGCATTGAGTGCTTTATGCTCGGCAAATGAAGTTGTTTGTAGATGCGCAATGTGCATCGTGTCTCTTGAGTGGAATAGTATTCCGATGAATTTACCTGGGGTCATTGTTTTTGTGTTACTTCTCCTGTTTGTAAATTTATTACTGAGTCTTGGCCGTATTTTGCTATGAGCATTTTCTCGTACTCAAAAAACTCTTGACGCATTGCATTGATTTGATTCAGGATACCCTGCTTATTGAGTTCTAATTCTCCGAGTGCCATTTTAGCTTTTGCAAAATCGGCATTCATGCCTTGTATTTTGTCGAGTTCTTCTTTTGAAACGTAAGTCATAATTGATTAGATTTAATTTAAGTAGCAAATATAAACATTTAATTTTGATTTCTTTTAATTGAACTACCAAAGTAATATCCAAATATTGAAATTACAATACCCTCGGTGATACCGATTAGGTGAATCCATACTTCTTTATTGGCTTCTGGTATTGACAGATACACTATTGCATATATCATAAAGCAGAATGAAGCAAGTCCGGTGAATCCGGTAAGATAGAACAGAAAGTCATACTTATGAATTTTTGCTATCTCTATCTCTCTGTTTCTTGCAGACTCTTTGTCTTTTAACTCAAGTTCTTCAAGCTTTATAAGCTCCTGCGTGAGCATTTCTTTGTCCTCTGGGGATATGTCATCGGCTAAATTGATTAAGTTCTTTACAATGCCCAATGCGCCCCTCTCAGGGAGTATATCACCTACTGTCTGTAATATCTTTGGAGCCTTCTCGGCTAAGAACTTGCCAAACTTAGTATCTTTGAATTTTTTTCTCATAGTTCAATTAGGGTAAAGTTAATGAGTTGATTCGATTTAAATATCTTTATTGCCTCAAACCATCTAACGTCAGGGACAACAAGACATCCTGCTGACCAGGTATCTACTGCATGACCTATGCCACCTCTGTGAAAGTTGATGCCATACCACCCACGAGTCTTGACCGTTTTGTCAAGCTTTCTGTCCTTGGTGTTATCTCGCCAAATGTCAATTGCACCTGCTTGATAAAAGTATGGTGCATTTAACCAAAGGTGTTTCCAATCAGGAGCAGTAACAAACTTATGACTTGCAATTACTTGCTGCTCACATGCAACTGCTGAACCTGTTATGCCGCCCACTGTCAACGGATTGAACACGATGTAATCACCAGGAGTAGTTGAGCATGGAAGAATCATATCAGCTATTCTGTTGTTAAACCTTACAACATAGTCCGCAAACTTGTTGTCGAATGTTTGGTCTGTTCTAATCCATACGAGGTCGGTAACTGGCTTAACCCAGCCTCTTTGATCCATCTCTGCGTCAATCCATTGCTTTGCACCTCCGAGTGTCAATGGTCCTACTATTCCATCAATGTTACCTTGGTAATACCCTCTGTCTTTGAGTATCTGTTGGAATCCTTTCATTTTTCTAATTTTTCGACTAAGTTCAATAGTTTTTTCATTAACGCTGTATTGTTCTCGATAACATGGTTATTCGAGCTAAGTGTTTCCATCAAGGTTGTTCTGTCTTCAACGAGATAGTTCTCAAGTCTTTTCTCTAGGTCAACTATTCTTGTCTCGTTCTTTCGATGCCATATAAAGAATTGCTTGCCCATAAAGTAGATGATTCCGATCATCAGTATGGCGAATAGTCCTAAGATTCCGTAATTTGTAAGATAGCTTATGTCTTGGGGTACTTGCAAAAACATGGGTCTAGTATTTGTATTCAACTATTGGTAAGTATCTTACCCACCAACAGTCTAAATTTTTGTTTTCAAATATTTGGTACAGTGGTAAAATCCAATTCTTTTCTGCGTCTAACAATGGTGTAAATGGCTTGAACTCATCGTAGTGCTTGCCATGTAAATACTTTCTTTCATCTTCATCAAGTATTCCACCAAGCATTTTACATTGGAGGAAATGGAGGTGAAGGTTTTGGTTCATATGGAATAAGCGGCAAATCTTTTACCCATTGAAACTCAGGATTGACACAAAAGTCCATTTCTTCAATTGAAATAATGTACTGGTCATACAAATCCAAAATAGGATTGAAAAAACTATCTTCGTCATACATTTGACCTACTAATAAGTCTTTTTGTTGTTCGGTCAATAGACCTACATATACAACGCTCATATAATATATTCTTTTAAAATTTCTTTAATCGATTTATTGGCTCTACATCTACTTGCTAATGTTCTAACATTTATACCTATTAAATCCGCCCATTCACTCCTTGTTTTTGTTATTCCATTATAAGTTAAATAATAATTTGTCCTTCTGTTATTAGCTTGATTTTTTCTTGATGCCCAAATACAATTTTCTTTTGAATAGCCTTTATTTACATCTATTCGCTCTAATGTATAATTTTTATTTGGCTTTTTCCCTATATCATTTATAAATTGTTCAAAACTATTTAACCAACTTTCAGAAACTGTTATACCCCTTTCGCCATAATATTTATAACTTGGGCTATTAGAATTATAACATCTTTCTTTCATTGACTGCCAAGATTTATATTCGCTTGTTTTTGAAAGTTTGTGAGTTGAAAAATGTTCGTATTTATTACAACATCCACACGAAATATTTTTCTTTAATTCTTGAGTAGTTAATTTATTTTCTTTACCACACACACAAACAACATCATAATATTTAATGTAATATTTGTTTTTGTGACTAAATCCAATAATTGTGTACTTGCTTTCTAAGTTCTTTTCTACCTTTTCCATATTATTTTTTTTATTTTAATAATACTCAAAGATATAAATAATAATTGGATTTTACAAATTTATTGGGTTAAAATAGCTATCCTCGTCGTAAAGCTGCCCTATTAGGCTATCCTTTTGTGTTTCTGTCAATAGTCCTACTTGTGTCATGGATTGTTCCTCCCTAAAGTTGTGTTATATGCTTGTACGGCTGTGTAAAGATTTGCTGCTTCGACATCTGTTAAGCCGTCACCGATAGAAGAAAATGCACATTCTTTTGTAGAATAAAAAGCACTGCCACCAGAATTAAAACCTCCTAACCAAAAAGTTCGAGTACTTAATCCAGAACTTGCAGTTGTACCTGTTGCAACCTTTGTAGTATTTCTCCAACCGTTAACTACATTTGAAGCAGTACGATTACCAATATAAAAAGCTCTACTATCTGCATCTGTATAAGTAATATATGTACCTTGTGAGTTTATTCTATAATAAGTTGTTGTACCTGTTCTAATTTCAAGTAATGAACCATTATCAGTTGCGTTAGGCCCTGTTGAAGTACCAATTTCAACTTCCGTTCCACTGCTTTGAGTTCTACTATAATACGAAATGTGAGTACTATTCTGTGTTAATGTTACTGAACTTGTAAGAAATGTATCTGCGTAACCATTAACACCTCCGGGCTTTGCGCCTGTGCTTGAATGAGTCCACCCACCACTAAACACTAACCTAAACGCTGCATTCAAATCTCTTGGGTCTTTCCAATTCCATTTGTGTGCCGCTGCTGTTCCACCTAAAAAGCCGTATAGTGCTTTCATCTTTGTCCAAATACCATACCCTTTTAAATCAACTATAAGTTGATTGCAAGCGCTTTTCTCCGTTGCTGTTAGTGTTGCTCCCGTTCCTTCAATGGCTGTTATTACTGCCTGTGCGTCTGCGTCAAATATTGTAAGTGAGTTACTCGTTGCATTTGCTGAGCCTGCTACATTTGTTGCTGTGACTACACAAGTTACTGCAAATGTTGCATCAGCCTGAACAAGTGTATATGTTGATGAGGTAGCTCCTCCGATATTTGAGGCTCCTCTCTTCCACTGATATGTATATGTAGGTGTTGGAGCTCCTGTCCATGTACCGGTGGTACTTGACAGTATTGAGCCAACGACATTTGTTCCTGATATGACTGGAGCGACAGTATTAACTGGAGCTACTGCTGTGCCAGTTATTGAATTGCTTAATGCACTTGCTGAACCAAAGGCATTTGTTGCTGTAACCTCACAAGTGATGGCTTTATTATAGTCAGCTAATACAAGGACATAGGTTGAGTTAATCTCTCCTACAATATTAACACCTGCTCTTTTCCATTGATAAGCATAAGTTATTACTGGTGTTCCTGCCCAAGTGCCTGTTGTGCTTGTTAAAGTGGAACCAATTGCACTACTTCCTGATATAACCGGTGCGACAGTATTTGATGGAGGAGTTCCCCCACCATTTACTGTCTTTGACATTATTGTATTTGTGATTGTTACTGTTAGCATTTACCAAAGGGCTAATATGTTAGCTGATGCGCCTGTATTCCATACTTTTACAACTTGTACCGGTAAGAATGAACCATTCTGCACACCTACAAATGTAACTACGTCATTACCTGCTGTAGTAACTTTTACATCACCACCTGTTCCTACATAAAGCACGCAACCTGTGTTTTGGCCACCTGCCATTGGGCTTGACTGATAGATGATATAATTAGCTCCTGCGCCAAATATATTGGCATTTAGCGTAAGGATTGTTGGTGTGGCTGGAGATACATCTGTAATTGTAGCAGCAGCACCTGTTGTGGTGTTATAGACAATATTGCCAGGATATATTTGCAGTGCAGGAAAGTTAGCACCTGCATCAATAAGTTGATTGGCACCTGCTCCTGTTGTTATACCTGAACGTGCTATTGCCGGATATGGTATGTCAGCATTATCTGATTTATATACCGCAAGCGCTCTGCTTGGTTGTATTCTTACGTTTGCCATTTTTTATTTTTTATCGTATGGAAAGATTCTGTTTAATGTATCTCTTCTTTCATCGCATCCACAGTCCTCAACACCAATCGCTTTTGTTACTGTCTTGACAGCTGCCTTTACGCCTGTAGCTTTCATTATCTTCTCTACAGTGTCACCGAGTCCTTTACTCTTGCTCATGCTTTTGATATTTTGTTACCCATACCAACTCTTGACTTCTCAGCTTTCTTTGCTTTAAGCTCTGATGCTGTCATCTCGCCTTTGGTCTTAGGTGTCTGTGATGAAATCTTTTTTGTCGGTCGGCAGTACTCGTTCTTCCCTCCTGCACCGCAAGGTTTATTTGTCTTTGTGTCAACCCAGTTCTCCTTATCCCAACGCTTAAGGCTTGTACCCTTCTCTGACTTTACCACATTGCCACTTGCTTTGCGGCACTTGGCTATTGCTTGTGACGCTCTTGCCGATGGAAACACATCGTACTGTGCTTTGACTTTTTTGTAGCAGGAGTCTTTCATTAGTATTTGCCTTGTCGTCCTTTTGGATTACTTGTTGTTGCTTTACCAGGCCCCCCCCATAAATAACTACAAGCCCAATGTCTTGGTGTCAACTTATCTGTTGCTGTATCGCAGCTATGTCTAGCCTTAAAACTTTTTCTTGCAGCAGCAGAGTAGTTGTTACCATATCCTTTGGCTCCAAAATGTAGCAGCTTCTCTTGGCCATTGGCGCAAGCCTTGACCATCATCTTTTTACCAGGTCTGTCTGAGGACACCGGTCGATTGCAGCTCATCTTGGATTTGTTGGCCATTACTTCTTGTACTTTTGGCTTGTGTATGCTCTGTCTGTGATACCATCTTCGTTCTGTGGTACTTTTGGAGTCTCCTCAACCACAGTTTCTTGTACAGTCTCTTCAACTTGTACTGTCTCCTCTACGGCTTCTTCAATTTTTTTAGTCTTTGCCATGATATTTATTTTAGTGTTGCTCTATTTGTTAACGGATTATATTTATATTCTGATGGTTTATGTTTTGATTTTTTGGAGGCCCTGTCTATTGCTCGCTCTGCGGCTGTCATAGCATTTCGCTTTTGTCCTTTTGCTGTGAGCTTACCGGAGGCTGTCATGTCACCTCTCTTTTTTAGAATATCGACAGCCAATTTCATGGATCCTACCTGCGATGCCAATCTACTGACTAGTTGGTTCTCGCCCATATACTTTTGACTGTCGATTTTCATTAGTATCCCTTTTTAGAAGGCATTGCTTTCTTAGCTGCACCAGCCATTACCTTCTTGGTAGCACCTTTTTTAGGCATAACCTTCGGCATCTCTTTAGCACCGCCTGGGGCTTGCAAACGAGATGACATTGGGAGATTTGGAGTAGACTTTTTCATGAAAAAACTGATTTATTGTTAGTAAAAATTACCCTTTTTTACGGAACTGCATACCAAGATTGCCCTCTAAGCCACGAAGCCCTTTGACATCCGCCATCCCTGCCTGTCTTTTCTGCCTACCTGCACTTTGCTTTAGCTTTAAGTTCTCTTCTTGCAGGTTTCTGATCATTTCTACCTGCTTATTTTTGAAAGTAATGTCATTAAGACCTGTCTTCAGGTCAATTTTCTGGTACTTGTAGCTCTTAGGCTCAGCTTTTACAGCCTCTTTAGTATTTTCTTTTGGTGGTGGCATAATATATTTGTTTATTGGGGTCAAATATAATAAGTTTTTCTGATTATCTTTGTAAAAAATTTAATAAAATTTAATTCAATGAACGAAGCATCAAAAAATTACCTGAAATACTGGAAGGTTATACGCCAGTATTACAAGGCTAAGCACAATGTTAGCCAAGCAGACCTCGATGTACTGCTTTTTATGTACTCAGAGAACTATTTTACCAGAGAAAGGTTCGATAGGTACAACAGAATCCTCACTTGGGACCGTTATCGCTTTGATAAGATGCTCAAAGATGGTTGGTTTGAGGTGTTCAGACCAAAGCAGGGGAAGAAAAGGACTGTTTATAAGATGACAGGAAAGGGTAGACACCTTGTGAGTGACCTTTACAGGAAGCTTAATGGGGAAGAGATACCAACAAGCAGTAGCAACAACCCAATGTTTCTCAGAAAAGTAAGGTACACCCACAAAGTGTACAAGAATATGATAATAGAGATGAATGAATTTATTCGACAACAACGACGTCAATCTCTCGAATGATGGTGTGCTGCTCGTTGCCGATGATCATCGTGAATGAGTGGCCTTTGTCGTAGTAAATTACGTCGCCCTCTTTGATTACGGTCACGTCAGTGCCTGGTTTTACAACTTTACCTTTACGATATCTGAATTGACTCGCGTCTTCTCCTGAGAGAATGATGCCTGAGTCAGTTTTTATCTCTTCGTCAATAGCGAAGACCACTATGTATTTGCCAATTGGTTGCATTAGATTAGATTTATGGTAATAAGAAAAATGTTACGTCACCTATTTTTTTATAGAACTTCAGTGTATTGAACCAGGCTCTTGTCTTTGGATGGATAATGGCCATATTGCAGAAGGCATAAATCCTTGGCTCGCCTTTTTTGATACCATTATTGACAATGTCTATAGCTATCTTTTTATGGGTTACTGTAGGCTCAGCTCGCCACCAGATATAGTCTTCTCTGTTTACACCGGAGAAAGCCCTTGGTTTTAGTATTGCCTCTTTGATGCTTGACTTTGCCATCTCAGCATGGACAGCTGCTGTTATCGCCATTAGGCGCAGCCCCTCTGTATCTGTTGAGTCAGGTGTCTCTGACATGAGCATCTTTGCCAGCCAGTCAATATCGTTCCATTGTGCTTTTGGCTTATTGTTGATAGACCAATTCTTAAAAGTAGGACTCTCTACTTTTATGAAAACTGCCGGAGATGGCTTTGAATTGGATAGAGATGATGCCGCAATAAGCAGCAGGAATAATAGTGCATTTTGCATTAGATTAAATTTAAGTTATACAAAAAGGGTTGGGCATTGACCCAACCCCCTCACTTTAAAAACCAAAAAAACTAATCGAGAAGTTTGTTTATCTCCATAGCTCTGATGAGTCGGGTAATGCCGATGCCGGCCCCTACCCTTGGGATAAATTTATTTTGCAGGAACTCTTCAAGTTCGTCAATCACTCTGTTGTATCCAAATAAATCAAATAACTTCTCAGCGTATTTGCCGCCCTCAATGGTGAAGAAGTTTTGCTTCATCTGCTCAGGATTGCAGCTGCGCTCAGCGCTACCGATGGTCTCCTGGCCACAGAGGATCACGTCAATCTTCTTCGCTGTTCCGTCATTATGTCTCTCCATATTCCAGAATGGATTGGTGCGCTCCGGAAAATTACAAAGTAATACTGCGTCAGATACGTCCTGGTATAGCTTTGTCTCTGTATCATTCTCAATGATGCTGACACCATACTCATCGCATACGTCCTCATAGTTTCTGACAGCAGGAGTTGTGAAACCAAGATAAGCAAGCAGCTCAGTCTCTACCATCGCCAGACC